TCGTTTAGCGTGACCTCGTTCTGTGGCCCAACAATCAAGGTCTTGCTCTCTAACGGCCTCTGCGCGGACGGTTCAGCCCTCCACGCAACTGCCAGCATACGGAAAGCGTCGGCAGGGTGTGATGTCCAATCGTGTCGGGGTGATGCCCTAAACGCTTTCTTGTCCTCATCATACTCTCGTTGATACTGGCGTAAAGCCTCTATTCCGTCGCCACATTTTACGGAATTGAACCAAGTTCGGGGCAACATTTGACGAATTGCTTGGATTCCGTCCTGCAAGCCGATGTTTGGCACCACAGACAAATGGTTGATGCCGAGGTGGTCAGCCAACTGCTCTACGATGCTGCGGCCCGTTTGAAGCGACTTCGCCCGTGCGTCATGCGGAAGGTGATGCTTGCCGTACTGATAACCCTTGTTTACAACCACTTCTGCAATGGCGCGGATGTCTGCACCCGAGACTGCGTAGAAGTCGATGACGCGCACCTCGCCGCCCACGACCTGATACCACCAGATAGCCGTGTCGTCGCGGTAGCCCAAGTCCCATGCGGTATGTACCGGATACCCCTCCGTAAAGACTACACGCTCGTTAATGCGCGGCTCTGCCTGTCGCATCTCTGTGCCGAAGAACGCGCCGAGGATAGCCGCCTCGAAACTGCACTCGTACTCTTGGAGGTATTGGTCTTCGGACAACTGCGCCTTTGCTGCGTTGAGTTCACTCTGGGGCAGCAAGCCCGAGTCGCTGGCAGGCAGGCGCAGGACAAACCACTCATCTGGGATGCGCCGTGCCGTCTCGTAAATGTCCCAGAATTGGTTCTTGCCCTTTGGCGTACCGGCGAACACAGCCCAGCCTTGTTTGTCGGAGAGCGCAGGCCGGATAACATTGCCAAACACGCTTGGTTTGAAGTCGCCGTATTCGTCCATGTACACGCCGCTGAACCCGAGGCCGCGCATTGCGTCTGCGTTGTCTGCGCCGAATAGGCTGACCTTTGTGTTGTTAACAAGCGTGATGGTCATCATCTGCTCGTTGGTGTCGCTGATGAGCGGCTGGGCGTAGTGCTTGAAGTAGTCCCACGCAATGCGGCGTGCTTGGTTCTGGTAGGGAGCGACATACCCGAAGAGGCCGTTTGGCCCCTTGTACATGAAGGCTGCGCGGATGATGTCGTTAACCGCTGCGACAGTCTTGCCAGCACGCCGATGCGCGACGAGGCAGGCCCACCGCTTTGTGCGGTCGTGGAACGGCATGAAGGCCCGTCTAGGGCGGTACGGGAGTTCTACCCGCTGCTTCACTCGGGCTTGCCCCAAGTCGCCTCAATCTCAATCTTGCCGCCGTCCGGGCCGCTGTGTTCGTGGCGTGCGAGTTTAGGCACATGGTATTCGAGTAGGTCGCTGAAGCACTTAAACGCCGCCTCTGCGCCCTTCTCTTGGTGTATCTCGTCGAGCCAGCCCTGCAAGCGGTCTGCGTTTCCGTCTACGAAACGAGAAATGGCCTCCCTTGCGGCGGCTGTGGCCTTGTTGGGGATGCCTGCTCGACTGCCCCCGCCTGTCTTTACGCCTTTAGCCATTGCACTTCTTCACAATCTGCCATGCGGACAGTTTACTTTCGTTTACCGTGCCGCATCAACCTGTTAATCCCGCTTAAGTATCTTAACCTTCTTTTCCTCACCGGGGAACACGACGAAGTTGCGCGTTCCGGTGCCGCTACCACCGCGACTGCCTGCGTCCAAGTATTTGATGCCGGGGATGCCCAAATTTTTAGTTTGGTCATGCCCCATTTTGTAAAGTTCGGCTCCGGTTAACTCTCCGACTTGTTCATCGGTTCTGAACTCAAACCTTTTGCGCCAGTTTTTATCTGACAAAACTTTGCGGTAAATCTCCGGCTGCTCACTTAACGGCTTATCCCAATCAAGCATACGGTCTACCATTTCGTCGGGTAGGTCGGCGGTATAAAGCGCACCCGTTTGTGGTGCAGCGCCCTTTTTCATTTGTTGCAGATAATTTAGCGCGTCTTGCGTCTCTTGGAACGCGCCTTGCCGTAAATACGGCGAATCCTTGTGGGCGCTCATTGTTGCAACTTCTTTTTTTATTGCAGCAATAGCCTTATTTACATTTCCGTCAGTTGCTTGCAATGCCATCGTTGCTTTTCGCGCTGGTGGGCTTTGCGCTGATTGATATGTTTTCGCGACATCAGGACTTTCGGCAAAGTAAATTCCGTGCCCGTAAGCCTGTTCGCCCTCACCCGTACCTATTTTGCTTGCGTCAAACTCGCCTAACGGGTTGGCCTCCGTCGCAGGAAACCGATGCGGTGTGCCGTGGTACACATCTAGTTCAGCGATGGGGGCGGTTTTGCGTAGCGCGGCGGCTATCCGCATAGGGTCAACCATCGACCCTGCGTATTCACCGGCAGCGCGGGGGCTGGTCATCGCCTGCCGTGCGCGTTCAACCTCGCCCTGCACGAGAGCCTTGCCCGTCTGAACCGGCTGCGTAACGATTGCTTTACCGATGGTGCCGAGGTCTTGGGCGGCTTGGTCTAGGCGAGGGGTCGGACGGTCGGCGGCTTGGGCGTACTCTGCCGTCGTCATGCGCCCGATGTTGGGGTCGCTCGTAAAGGCTTCGTAGGCAAGTCCACCGACATCCCGTGCGCGGTCTGCGAGGGTATCGACTACCCCGCCACCGAAGTCAGCGGCACGGTCGCGCATCTGCTGGAGGTATTGCAGCGCAGCAGCAACCCGTGACGGTTCAATTTTCTTCGCCATTATTCGAAGTTTTTGAGTTTGTACTTACGGTATTGCTTTGGGTTAACTCGCCGTGCTTCTTGCTCATGTAAGCGTTCAGCGTAGCGTGTGCTTTCTTCCGGTGTTTTGAATTTGCCGAGGTGTTCGCCGGTTCGACGATAATGCTTGATGGCTTCATCTTCACTTACGATGCGCCCGTTGACGACTGTGGGGATGAGGACTTCTTCGCCGTCGATGTTAACGCCCATGCTGCGTATCGTACTGATACCGCCTTCACCGGGGATTTCATTCTTTACGCCAAGCCGTTCGTTTAGGTTGATGTTTCCCGGTTCAGTTAGGTCAAACATCGCCATATCTTCTGCGCGGTAATTTCGCAAAGCGTCGGCTATTTTTTTAGGTTTATATGGCATTACCTATGCGCCATTATTCGAGGTTTTCGAGTTTGTACTTAAGGCTCGTCACCGCATCGACCACGGCATCGAACAGGTTAACAAGGTCGCTGTCCTTCGGGAGTGAGCCTTTGATTTCGTCGAGGAAGGTCAGCAGCGACTTCACATACGCCTTCGGGTTGCTGTTCTTGTGGAACTCGACATCGTAGCCCGTGATGATGCCGTACCTACCTTGATACGCCTCGGCGTACTTGTCCACGAGGTCGGGGATGGCTTCGTAATACTCCCCCAGCGCCATGTGCTGCGCGAAGGACTTCGTAGCAAGGTGCTGAAGGTGCGTGATGGTCGCGCTATGGAACATGGTTCCGACAAAAAGCGCAGCGGTTTTTTCGTGCGAGGCCATGACTCTCCCCTATGGTACGATGATGCTAGACCCCTACAGGGAAGGATGCAAGCATGACTACTATCTCCGACGAGTACCGCGCCCAGCAGGTCGAACTGCACACCAATCCCAACTATGGCGTGGCTTCCATCGCTTTTGCGCCCATCGTTGCAAAGTTAATCGTGGATAACGGCATCAAGTCGTTGTCCGATTACGGTGCTGGCAAGAAGAACCTGCAACGCGCCCTTGAGCCTGCGGGTATCTCGATTGACTACCACCCCTATGACCCAGCCTTCCCAGAGTACGGCGACCCGCAGGAAGCCGATATGGTTTGCTGCATTGATGTGCTGGAACACATCGAACCTGACCGGCTCGACGCGGTGTTGGATGACCTTGCCCGTATCATGCCCCGGTTAGGTTTCTTCAGCGTCCACACGGGGGCGGCTGGCAAGGTGTTAAGCGACGGCAGGAACGCCCATCTTATCCAAGAGCCTGCACGCTGGTGGCTCCCCCGGCTCTGTGAGCGGTTCCACATCCACCACCTCCAGCACCATCAACTTATGGGTCAGGGCTTCTGGGTCGTCGTTAGCCGCGTCTG